GGTAATGTAACTAATCAGGCGGTGCAATTCCAGAATAATGGAGCACCATCTAGGCAGCATTACGGTCCTAATATTAGCTGCAACGGAGCTACAATGACCTTTTCACCATTCTATATGGGGAATCATACGAAACCTTGGGATATAGATGAGGATGGTATGCGTCCGTCTAGCTATACTATGGCAGAGAACTGGGGTGGTCAAATTAACTTTATGGTACCTTTAGATCGTGAAGGTCTTAACAGATGTCGATCAATAGCTGCTAGACAGGAGGAGAAGATGCGTCTTGATTATGAGTTAGTTAGAGTATTGAAATGTGCAGAGTTGCAGAAGAAAGGGTTTATGTTAAAACCTAATACCCATGTTGCAAATATGTGTTATGATGTAATACCTATAGCTAAATATGAAAAAGATAAAGAGACATCTCTTAAAGAATATTTTAAAGAAAAGTGTACTCCTGTAAAAGGTTTTAAACTACCTTGGAAAGAGCAAGAGTACGAATGTAAAACTATTAAAACAAACATGACATACGCTAACAAAAGTGCAAAAGAAATTTTAGCTGAAAAAGAAGCAGCAGCTAAAGCTAAAAAAGCAACTAAAAAATCCACTAAAACTACTAAAGAATAATGACCTTATTACTGAAGCCTATCCTTTTCGCCTTTTTAAAGTCCAAAGCAGTTAAGCAACTTGTTGTTGACTTGCTAGAAGGCTTGGCAAAATCCACAGATAACACACTTGATGACCAAGCTGTAGCACTTGTTAAAAAGAATTTACTACCTTAATGGCTTACAATAAAGTAAAGGAATGGCCTGCTCATAAAAGGCCAGATATGGATAGAGATAAATATGGTCCATTGCCTAATACCAATCCTTGGAAAAAAGCAAAGTTAGGTAAAACAAATAGCGTAAACGCATAATGACTAAAGCTAGAGCAACTGAAGCTCAATTTAATGAGCTGCATAATTTAATTACCAAGGAGTTTTTAGAAAGAATAAAAGCTGGTGAAGCCACTACTGCAGACCTTAAAGCAGCAGCTGATTGGCTGTATAAGAATGATATCACAGGCATAGCATTAGATGGATCTCCTCTTGGTGCTCTAGCTGATCTAATGCCCAAGGTTGATTTTGATGCAGTACAACGAGCAGTAACACGCTAATGGCTAAAACTCCAGCAATTAAATCCAGATTAGTAAAGCAACTTAAAGCTAAAGGTAAATCAACATCTGCTGCATTTGCTATTGCACAGAGTGCTTTAAAAAAGTCTGGTAATGTAACCAGTAGCGGTAAAGCTACTGCTAAAGGTAAGAAACGTGGGGCTATGACTCCAGCAGCTCGTGCTAAAAGTAGAGCTGTTAAGAAAAGTGGAGGTAAACCGTCTGACTATGTTTACAATAGTAAGACTAATACTACTAGGAAAAAGTAATGGCCCCTAAGAAACTCCCGCTTTCTAAACTCAAAAAGAGTGCCCGTAACTACCGCAAGAATCCTTTGTCTAGAGTAAAGAAAAACTCAGCTCAAAGGAGTAGAAATAAGCTCAAGATCAATAAAAAATACCGTGCTGAACTGAATAGAGCTAGGCGTAAAGCTGGTGTCTATGGTAAAGGCGGTAAAGATTTCTCACATACTAAATCTGGAAAGTTAGTTAGAGAGAATCCATCTGAAAACCGAGCGAGAAACCGTGGTAGGAAATGACACCAGTACTTCCAACATCTGAACACTACTTACAAAACCTTATAGTTATGACCTCATCTGATGCAAAACGTCTGTGGAGAAAATCTATTAAGGAAGCAAACAATTATGAATGTATTTATTGTGGAGAAAAACATTATGAACATGATCTTACCATTGACCATGTACATCCCAGAACAATGGGAGGTAATGATATTACTTGCAACTGCGTTCCCGCATGTAGGTCGTGTAATCAGAGCAAAGGAAGTCAAAACTGGTTAACTTGGTTTAGGGATAACTTCCCACCAAACCATATTAGAGAATCGCTGATCCTTAACTGGATACAATAACACTGTAAGGTACCTACAAGCCCCCACAACGGGGCTTAAGTACCCTTTATATACATATGCCTAGAAAGAAAAAACAAGCACCCTTAGAGGAGCAATTAAAGAAAGATTTCCGTTTATTCCTAACGGCCATCTGGACGCATTTAGCGTTACCACCTCCTACCAGAGCACAGCTTTGTATAGCAGAGTATTTACAACATGGACCCAAGAGACTCCAAATTCAAGCTTTTCGAGGTGTTGGTAAATCTTGGATTACTGCAGCTTTTGTTCTTTGGACGTTATATAACGATGCAAACAAGAAAATCATGGTTGTTTCGGCTTCTAAGGATAGAGCTGACTCATTTTCGATCTTCTGCCAAAGATTAATCCTTGAAGTACCGTGGATGTCCCACTTAAGACCTAAAAATGATGACCAAAGATGGTCTAGAGTGTCTTTTGATGTAGGTACCGCTGCACCTCACCAAGCACCTAGCGTTAAATCAGTCGGTATTACGGGACAGTTAACTGGATCTCGTGCAGATTTGATGGTACTAGACGATGTAGAGGTGCCAAATAACAGTATGACCGAACTACAACGTGAAAAACTTCTTCAACTTGTTACTGAGTGTGAGTCTATTCTTACTCCTAAACCTGATTCTCGTATCATGTTCCTTGGAACTCCTCAGACTACTTTTACCGTCTATAACAAACTCAGAGAACGTGCTTATAAACCTTTTGTATGGCCCGCTAGATACCCTCGAAAGGTGGCTATGTATGATGGTTTACTCGCCCCTCAACTAGAAGAGGACTTAGAAAATGAAACAGATCTCACTTGGAATCCAACGGATACAAGATTTAAGGAGGAAGATCTGCTGGAACGTGAATCTGCTATGGGTCGTAGCAACTTTATGTTACAGTTTATGCTTGACACTTCTCTCTCTGATGCGGAAAAGTTTCCTCTCAAATTTGCCGATCTCATCATTAATCCAGTCAACCCCGAAACAGCCCCAGAAAACATCATCTGGTGCTCAAGCAAAGACAACATAGTTAAAGAATTACCTTGTGTAGGACTCCCAGGTGACTATTATTATAGTCCAATGCAAGTTCAAGGAGAATGGAAGCCATATAGTGAAACTATCTGCTCTGTAGACCCCTCTGGAAGGGGTACAGATGAGACTGTAGCGTGCTTTATTTCCCAGTTGAATGGGATTATGTATTTACATGAAATCTACGCCTCTCAGGACGGATATAGCGATAGTACTTTACTTGCTATTCTCGCTAGATGTAAAAAATATAAAGTATCTACACTTTTAATAGAATCTAACTTTGGTGATGGCATGGTATCCGAGTTATTTAGAAAACATGCCATTAACAAACACGTACCAATCAACATAGAGGAGACAAGAGCTAATGTTAGGAAAGAAGATAGGATTATTGATAGTCTTGAGCCTGTCTTTAATCAGCACAGGCTGGTTATTGACCCCAAGGTTATTAAATGGGATTATGAATCGGGTTCTGAAAGACCAACTGAATCTAGATTCCAATATATGCTTGGATATCAAATCTCCAGAATGTGTAGGGAAAAAGGTGCCGTCAAGCATGACGACAGAGTTGATGCTCTCGCCCAAGGGGTCAAGTGGTTTACCGATGCCCTCTCCATCTCAGCTGATTCCATAAAATTAGACAGAGAAAGACAAGAATGGAAAGACCACCTTCAAGCTTGGATGGATGACCCCCAATCAGAAGCTAATTTCCTTGCACTAGGTATGGACTTTGAACAAAGACAAAAAGCTAGAGGTACTGCTAAAAACGGTGTCCCTACTTGGATTTAGAGGAACCCCCTCATAATACACGGAGAAGTGGTGCTCTTCGTGTGTGGAAACAGCGGTCAAAGGGAAGAAGAATAAGACACAATCTTTTACTTCTTCCCCCCTTTAACACATCATGTTTGCGAACGAAGTGAGCCATGATCCGTAAATTATTATTACTCTTACTACTATTAAGGATAATAGGTCCAGTAGGAGCAGTTATATACTATTACCTAAATAACAATGTTAATGAGAGAAACAATCCTCAAAGCCTTATTAGCTCACGCTCAAGGAGATTTACATAAACATCTAGCTAACATAGAAGTGATTATGAATAACCCCGTAGGCGTTGGGGACCATCCAGGGGTTATTGAATCTATTGAAGCTGAACTGCATATGGCAGCTAAGTATGAAGAGCAGCTTAACCTGATTAATAAGTATTTGAAGAAATGAGTTGGATAATACCAGCTGTGTGTCTTGGGTGTCTCCTTGTTTACTACTTTATCTACATCTTTCCTGAAAATTTAACATAATTTTCCGTAACCGTATTCTGTAGAGCGACAGACGGACCTCCCCCCCATAGGGTAGTACAAATGTACTATTATCAGGCAAAAACGACTCCATCACGTAGTGGTACAAATGTACTACTACCTGGAAGTAGACGTATAACCGCTTAATCCCCCGAAAAGGTAGTCATTGCAGCTCGTGGCACCTCTCGGGGGTAGTGGTACACACGTACTACTACTCCAGGGTAGACGTTTTCAATATGGCGATCTGTTGACATATGTGCATAGGCTTTTTAGATAACCTTGACTTATGATTCATATAAGGTTTAATGATATATAAGAAGTCATTCAAATGAGTACTAAGCAATTATACCTAGTCATACGTCTACCAGGTGGTAGTAGTACAACAGTACCACTACCTATAAGTAGTCAATTATCAATACGTCTACCACTTAGTAGTAGTACAAACGTACCACTACCAAAAGTAGTCGATTTAAAACCCAAGAGTAGTACAGGTGTACTAACCACTATCATCAGACTGCTCAAAACTAGAGTATTTATACTCATTGTAAATGCTCCCATTTCATATAATATACAGTTATACAAAACAAGCGAGGATTCCAAACCAACCAACAAAAAATAAATGAGTATTTTTACTCATTCACAACTAATCCAAAATCTGCCATACTTAAAGAGTAAAGCAAACGAGGATTAAACAAACCAAACACAACAAGTACTCAGGATCTACCCTTAGAAGGTAGAAGTCTAACGACCTAAGCCAGCACCTCTTAGCAATGTGCATCACCCAAACACTGACCCAATGGCCACTCGAAAGGTGGAACTGCGACAGGTGCATAGGGGATGAGTATGAATACCCAGGTGGGTAGTGAACAAGGGTGGTGTGCAAAGACCTCAGCACTAAGTACGCATACAAAGGCGTACAATTAAAGTGAACTATCAATTACTATAGTTCATGTGTACTATGTCGGCCAACCGACCCTTGACGTTAAACAACGTGAAAGTGTGTAATACACATGGGCTATTTCTTGGAGTGGCTAGGCTGCTACATAGGCCGTTAAATCTGGCAATGGTATTCAGGTGTAATTCCTGAACGCTCCAACACTGACCACTATCATCGGCACACCATGA